AATCCTAATTACAAACCACAACCAGCATCTGGAAAGAGTAGAGAAGAAAGAAGACAGATTCGTAGGCAGGGTGAGAAACTCCGTCGCCATTTAGTGAAAGGAATTAACAAACCTGCGAAGGAATACGAACCCAGATAGAGGCCGGCCCTTCAAAGCGTTGCCATAGTGTAAGCGTCCTCAGCACCCTTTACAATCGCCTGTAAGGGTGTTATTATATTATTCAGGTATCAAACCACCCTCTGTGACTATTACCCTCCGTCCGCATCAAGATCGCATCATCAATCGCATGTGTGATTATGACAAAGGTCAGATCATTGTGCCGACTGGTGGTGGTAAAACACTGACAATGATTGTTGATACTCAGCGTCGTCATGATGCTGTCAACAATGGAACCACCACAGTTGTTGTTGCTCCGCGTATTCTTTTGGCAGAGCAGCTGTGCAGTGAGTTTCTTGAAGTTGTTGATACTGTCAACACTCATATCATGCACGTTCATAGTGGTGAGACTCAGCATTTCAGCACCACTAAAGCAGATCAAATCCACATTTTTGCTGGTGTTGCAAGAACTGCCGGTGAGAATGTTATCATCTTCACCACATATCACTCGCTTCATCGTGTGATGGAGGCAGATATTGAGGTAAATACTATTTACTTTGACGAGGCACATAACAGTGTGCAGCGTAACTTTTTCCCTGCTACTGAGTTCTTTTCTAACGATGCTGATCGTTGCTACTTTTACACTGCTACTCCTAAGCATAGTCTTACAATATCGAAACCAGGAATGAATGATCCTGCTGTTTATGGTCAGGTTCTTGTCAATGTTCCTGCCCCTGAGCTTGTAGAACAGGGTTACATTCTTCCTCCCAAAGTTGTAGTCAAGCAACTGCCTATGATCAAAGGTCGTAAGGTAATGTATGCTGATGATTGTGACAACCTGATTGAGACTATCGATGACAACAACATCGACAAGACTTTGATTTGTGCTCGTACAACAAAGCAGATCATCAACCTTTTGACTCACTCTGAGTTCTGCAATGAGTTGCGGGAGCGTGGTTATTCGTGGATGACAATCACATCGAAGACCGGTGCAATCATTGATGGTAAGAAGGTCGATCGTGAAAAGTTCTTTGACACACTGAACACTTGGGGCAAAGATCCTGACAAAAAGTTTGTTGTTATCCATCACAGTATTCTCAGTGAGGGTATCAACGTCAGTGGTCTTGAAGCTGTTATCTTCATGCGTAACATGGACTACATTGGTATCAGTCAATCGATTGGCCGTGTGATTAGATTGGGCGGCAAGTCTAAGACCTTTGGTCTAGTTTGCATTCCAACTTATGACAGTGTAGGTATCGGCACTGCCCGTAAAGTTCAGGCAGTTGTTGATGTCGTGTTCAATCAAGGTCAACCCGCTATCAGTGAGATTCGTCGATGAAACTAACACAAACTAAAAGATCCATTCTAGATCCTAAACCTGTTGAGGAGGGATTTATGGTGGGAAAATATACAGACCCATTGTGTTATGCTGCTGTACCGATTGCAGGTAGTAATACTAAACTAGCAGTGATATATCAAGGCAGAATTATCAAAGAGTGTCGCAATCGTCAATCAGCAGTTAATTTTATCAGCAAACATAGTAAAGGAAAGTCAGTCGCAAGACTCCCTGTCTAAAGCCGGCCCACTAAACTGTCCCTGTAGTATGAAGAACACCCACCTAGAACACCCCGAAGATACTATTCTCACGGGTGACCTTTCTATCCTTGATTGGTTTCTGACTGACAGCGATCTTTCACTCAAAATTGATGGTGCTCCTGCGATTGTGTGGGGCACTGATCCTGCAACTGGCACAGCTTTCGTAGGCACTAAAAGTGTTTTCAACAAAAAACTTATCAAAATCAATCACTCTCATGAAGAGATTGATGCTAATCATTCTGGCAATGTTGCTAACATATTGCATCATTGTTTCGATAACCTTCCTGATTTCAGTGGGATTATTCAAGGTGATTTTATTGGGTTTGGTGGTGACAATGCTTTTTGTCCCAATACGATTACTTATGTCTTTGATGAGATAATTCATCAAGACATAATCGTAGCACCACATACAATCTATGTGGCAGAAAATGACCTTCGTGATGCTGTTGCATCTCCGATGATTCTGTGTCCTAAGAGCACTGAGCACTGTCTGTTTGTTGCTCCTAAGTGTGATCAACTGGATGAGGATTGGTCTGGTATTGTTGCATTTGCCCGTCAAATGTCCACTCTCTGTGAGTTCATGGATGACAAGCAAGCTAAGCGAGTCAAGCAGCAACTTAATGCTTGTATTCGTGAGGGTTTTCCTGTTGATGACATCACACAAGATGCAATCGCAAATGATAATGGCATTGACGTGAATGTATTGCGTTTGTGGTCTCTTGTCAAGTCAATCAAGGATGATATGTTATTCACCTGTAGCAATGATGGTCCTGAAGCATTCATTGATGATGTAAACATTGATGGTGAGGGTTATGTTCGCACCAATGAGTTTGGTATGTTCAAACTCGTGAATCGTGAGTCTTTTAGTCATGCAAATTTTAACACGGCACGGGATTGGCAGCCGGCCCTCTAAAGCGTCACCATAGTATGAACACCACTGAAACCACCATGATCACACCGACCGAAATTGTTGACAAGCACACTAACACTTTGTGTGGCGTGTTGACTGATGATTTCACTCGTCGTCATCCTAACTCTGACCCCTACAAATTCTACATCGAAAGTGGTAGAAAGTATCACAAAATTGTGATGGAGACTGAATCTCAGTCTCGTAGTGTTCATGCTTTCGTTGATAAAAAGACTGGTGATGTTTACAAACCAGCATCATTCAAAGCACCTGCAAAGATTGTTCGTTACAATCTTCTGAGGATTGAGTCTCGCGAAGAATGTTTTGCCCGTGCAGATTGGGCGGGAGGTTATCTCTATGTTCGCTGATACTGATAGACAACTCCGCAAACTTTCTATCTACAAACCCATGCAATTCCGTGTCACACAGATTAACATTGACTTTGAAGATGACAACTTTGAGTTACCACCAACAGAGCAACAAGCAATCATCAATGATGTTATGTCTCTGACGTGGGAAGCATCAGACCCTGATGATCTTGTAGAAGAGATCACAAATGCCATCGGCTTCTGTATCAATTCCATTGACTATTCTCCTGTCTAAAATGACTAAAACACAAATTCTCAAAGTTATCAAGGAAACTGCTGCACCTCACAAACTTAATCGAGAGCAAAAGTTTCAAGTCTTTGCTAATGTCTGTGACAACATGTTAGCAGAGGGTAGGATAACACAAGAGCAACACATTCGCTGGACTAACATTTTCTGATCATGCTTTGGGAAGTTAAACTCTATCAAGGTGGCAAAGTTTTCACAGAAGAAGTTTATGCAAATGACTACCAAGATGCGAAGGAAACTGCACAAGCAAGAAATCCAACGGTAAAGATTGTCGGGTGTAATCCTATCATGAGAGAAACATCCTCATGGGACGATGATGATGACGATGATGATACAAACTCATCGCAATCTTCATCATGGAGTGGTGGCAGCGGAACAGATATAGGGGGCACGTTAGGATTAGTTGCCATCTTATTTGTCCTGTGGTTAATCGTTGAGTATTGGATGTTCATCCTTCCAATCACACTTATAGCAGCAATTCTTTGGTATTTCCACAAAAAACAATCATGAAAACTCTTCTCAGAATCTACCTTGCTTCCGCACTTGCGGTCACAACTACATCAATCGCTGCATGTTTCGTTTGGTATGTTCAAGAATATGATATGGCATATAAGCTTGATCGACAAGGACAATATGAACGTGCTGAAATACATCGAAACAATTCACTTTGGTTAGGTATGTGGGGCGGCTTATATGGTGTGTCAGGTGTTCTGTCTGCCGGTGTTCTTTTGTTGGATAGTAAAGGCCGGCCCTCTAAAGCGTCATCATAGTATGAACGAAACTCAAATGACTCTCACCGAACGCAATCAAAAGCTCTTTGAACTTCGCCACAAACTAGCAATGAAACGTGCCGAAATTAAAATGATTGAGCAAGAAATGTGTATGGTGAAAGATGTATATGAAAAGCAAAGATTTCAGGATACTCCACTTTTTGATGAAATGTTTGGAGGTTAAATGACATTACACCCAGCTACAGTTCAATTCTGTGTGTTTTTGATTTTATTGTTCATTATTCTTAATGAACTGAACCCACCGCCAGCTAACTAAAGCCGGCCCTCTAAACTGTCCCTCTAGTGTAACCACACTTCAAACCACTATCATGCAACTCACTTCAAAAAATGGCAATATGGTTGTTGACTTCTATCCCGTCAAATTTGCTGACGGTGAGATTCACAATCGTCTGATGCTCAAAGTTGTTACTTTCATAGGTGCAACTCAGTCTAAAAGTTACATCAACAAAAAAGATTTTCAACGTGAGGTTGATTCCCGTGTTGAGGGTTATGGTTATCAAGTAACCGACGAATCTATGATTCCTCAGTTATTCAATTCCGCAATGGCTTGTGCTTGCTAAATGTCACTCATCAAAGATTATCTTCACACCAAAATGACTGACCAACTTGAAATGTTGACTGCCCGTGAACAACTAATGGAGG